ACCTAGGGCTAGACATTAACAGAGCTAGTAAATCTGCAATGAGGATAGAAGGTGCCAAAAGACTAACCTCCTTGGCTGCCGTCTACGGTGGAACATACGCAGCAATCGATGCGATTAATAGCGATGGAGGTGTGACCGACGAAAACAAGCAAGCTATTAAAAACTCATTGCCGAGTTGGGATCAAAGTAAGACGTTAGCAATGCGGGTTTCAGAAGACGGGAAGAAGGTCAGTTATGCCAACATATCTTACATTTCTCCCCATGCCCTTGGGCTTGCTGCATTCGATGCTGCCATGAAAGAAGAACCAATCGACAGCCTTGCTTCCCTGCTGGTAGAAGAGTTTGTGGGTGAAGGTTCATTCATTAACCGAGGGTTGATGGAAGCTGTAAATAATCGCAATAATAGGGGTAAGCAAATTAGCTACTCTGAAAATGATTTTAAAAACGCCAAGGAGCGACTTGTTTACTTCGTCAAAGAATCCTTTCGTCCAGGTATTGTTCGTGAAGCAAAAAAGATGGATGAAGCCTTGCGCGGAGTTGGAGATTTAAGTGTAGGTCAAGTGCTAGCAAGACAGGTAGGCTATCGAGTCAACACAATAGACATAGGCGAAAGCGTAATGTTTGCTATGCGTGAAAACAAGAAGAATGCCGATGGCTCACGATACAGTTATACAAGGGCAAGAGAAGACGGTAAGCTTAGCCCCGAAGACCTAAGGGCTGTATACCAAGAAGCTAACGAGGGACGTAAAGAAAGCATGATGGAGATTGCTCAAAGAAATGAAGACTTAGCAATCCAAGGTTTTACAGAAGCTGAACGCATAGAAGTAATGAAAAAGGCTGGCATTTCATCTAAAGACATACTCGCCACATTGGATGGAGATTATAACGACATGGCAATTTCTTCAAAGCAATCTACATCTGAAATATACAACGAAATGGGTGAGACGATGCAGCAGAAACGTAGCAACATAAAGAAGGAAATGCGAAAAGACCCAATCGTGGGCAAGAGGCTAATGAATATGTGGATACGCGATCAGAAGAATGCAAGCAGGGGATTCAACCAAAGAGATATGCTGATGCGAAACATGGATACAGATGAGAGAGTAGATTATCTAACCAAGAACCCCGGCATGATCAACGACTTTAGGCGCAGGGGCGTTCTATCCGACTCCGTGATTGATGCGTTGAGAATTAAGGGAGTCCTGTAGGGGACAATAAAAAAGCCCCCCAGTTGCCTGGAGGACCTTAGTTTGTTAGCGTCGTGGTTTGGAAGGGCTGGCTAACGGCAACCCCGTATTAGGTAAGTTAACAACCTTTCCGGAGCACTCACGACTTACTCTTTCGCGGAAAATTACCAAACCGCAAAGTTATTCTCGCTCCTCTGCGTTAGACAGGAGGCGATGCTGGAGCATATTAACTTTATTCTTCAAGTTATCTATGTCCTTATTTAAAGTTTCATTCTGTTTGGTCAGAGCCTCGCACGATCTAGTCATGGCCTCTAGTCCTTTAGATAGAATTTCTTCTGAGTTAATCTTGTAAACGGATTGGGTGTTAGTTGTCTGCATTTATTTATATGTTGTGTGAAATTAGTTTCCATTCGTTAGCGTCTCGCTCTAGCCACTCAAACAAATATACAACGTCATCGCTGTCTAGTGGTTCGTCAGACTCAAGGTAGTATATACCTTTTATGTCTGGGCTTCTGCCTCCAGGCTTGTCGGCTTCAAACTCCACAGTAACATCAGTTGTGTCACCATGGATGTTGTCCATTTGTATTTTGTGTTCGTAGGTCATAGTTAGATAAACATTGGTTCAAAGAAGGCAAGCTTGGGAGAGTAGACAACACCGCAACCAAGGATTGGTTTGGCGGCGTAGACACGCCCGTAGTTCATGGCAGGGTGATGGTGGTCTACACCACAGCCTACATTCATACCAAAGACAATATCATCCTGGTTGGCGTGGTAGTTGATACCAGCCTGTGCGTGCAGGTGACCCATGACTAGGGATTTGAACTGAGCCTGCGCGTTCTTTAGTGCCGACATCTGTCCTCCCTTTTCCTTGTCTCCGTGTCTGTATATAACATTGTCAATCACTAGATCAGTAAACCTAGGATGTATAGTCCATCCGTCAAGCCCCCATAGAGTTTTAAAGTTAAGTATTACCTCCGGTGGCAAGCCAACGCTCTGTGCCTTACGCTCTGGTAGGGCCGAGTGATTACCAACCAGGTAGTCTACCTCTGGGAAAGCTCGGTGTAGTGATCTAACCTGCTTGGCTGCCGCTACAAACTCGTCTGCTGCGCTAGGCATGGTTGGGTCTTTCTCGTGGAAACTAATGGCGTTCCAGTCCACTAGGTCACCAATGTGAACTACACGTGTGCACTTATGCTTGTGGAAGATGGATAGTAGGAAGTCTATGTAGCCGCTGTGCATGGCAGGGCAGTGAGTATCTGCTATGACAAGGACGCGCTCTGTCCCCTGGGCCGACGGGATGGTAGCCTTGTATCGCCTAATCTTAGAGCGCACAGCTTCTGCGGTTGTTCCATAGTCTTCAGCGATTTGATGGTAACTAAAACCTTCTAGGTAGAGGTTGTAGGCTTGCTTCTGTGTTAGGTTTTCCTGTGTCATATTTATTTTAGTGAGAGTTAACTAAATCTACCGATGTGGTTTTGGAAAACGAACTTGCCATACTGGTCACGCTCACCTTCACGTTGCTTTGCTATATTGTATTTGATAGAGATGTGTGTGCCGTGGACGGGATCGTTGTAGACTGTAGCTTCCTTTGTATCTGAGCCGTTAGGCCATAGCAAGAGAATAATGTCTGCGTCGTTCTCGATGTCCCCGGAGTCCTTCAAGTCGTATAGGGTGATACCTGTCTCACGCTTGGCTCCCTCTCTGTTTACCTGCGCCAATAGAATGACTGGTAGATCTAACTCCATAGCCATGAGCTTGATCTGGTGGCTAACCTCTGCGATACCGTCATGCTTCTTGAGCTTGGTGTTCCAAGGGACTAGTTGGAGGTAGTCAATGACTATCCATTCAATGTGGTGTTTACGCTTATACATACGAGCACGTGAACGCAGTTCGTCTATGTTTCTAACGTAGTGCTCTGTGAAGATGGGAGCGTTCTCTACTCTCTCGGTAGCGTCCCACACCCGCCTCTGTTTCTCTGGGGATAGCACCCCCTCTTGGAACTGGTTGAGGTTTACAGCAGAGCAGGTCTGTATCATACGCTTTGCTAGGCTCTTAGCCTGCATCTCAAAGGAGAAGTATAGCCCAGGCTTGTTGTGGGTCACACCATTCTGTAGGGCTACGTTCAAGGCTATGCAGGTCTTACCGCAGGAGGTAGGAGCCGCAACAACCATTACCTCTCCGTTGGCTATACCGCCGGCACTAAGCTTCTCGTCTAGCTGTTTGATCCTAGTTGGTAGGGCGAAGGTATCGTAGGTTCCCTCTGCCATCTTCTTAAAGTCTTCACGCAAGGACTCAGCCGCTGATCTTATAGAGGGGTCATTGGCGGAGCCGTTGTCCAGTGTAGCAGTAACGGATCTCTCGATGTCGGCAATGATTACGTCTGGGTCTTGGTTCTCTGTGGCTGATTCAATCGCGATGCGTGATGTGCGAATAATCTGACGCAACTTAGACTTCTCTTTTACAATCTTGGCATGGCTTACTATTTGAGTAGAGCTACTAGCCTGACCTTGTAGGTGCATTATGGTGCTCAGTCCACCCGCTTCCCTGTCTGTCCCCTCACGCTTTAACAACTCATCAAGTTCAAGCTCAGAGAACGCTTCACCCGAAGAGCACAGCTTGGCTATGCCCTTGAAAATTATTTTGTTAGCGTTGCTGTAGAAATCATCTGCGTTGACGATGGTGCTGATGCTGTCGTAGGAAACATTGTCCAACAGGCAACAGGCCAGCAAAGCCTCCTCTGCCTCTAAGTTGTGAGGTTGTTCCATTACTCTTTAATTAACCCGGCAAGGATGCCGCGTCCAATGGTTTGTTTAGCTTCAGAATAAAACTTGGCTCTAGCTATGTGCTGATCCTGCGTATACTTGTCGTGGATTTCTTTGAGGATGT